TGTTAATGGCTGGCGCGATTAAGCCAACGGACGAAGAAAAAGCTATGATGGATGAAATAGCTAACCAAGAGCAAAAGCCAGACCCGCAAGCTGAGTATCTTATGGCGCAAGCGGCCAAGGCAATGGCAGACGCAGATAAAGCCAAGGCAGAGGCGCAGGCGACCATGCAAGATAACAGTCCGGAAGCCGCGCAAGCCAAGAGCATGGCAGAGGCAGCAAAATATCAAGCTGATGCGCAAATAGCAGAAATTGAGGCGCAAACAGCGCGAGAAGCACAAGATTTTGAGCGCGAGAAAATGCAGCGCGAGACAGAAAAGCAAATTATGGAATTGGCCGCACGCAGGCAAGAGCTAGAGATGCAACTTGAAATTGAGGCCGTAAAAGGTCAGGCCTCGATAGATGTAGCGCAGTCAACCAAAGATGCGCAATTGCAGGGGCTTAATTCGCAAATAGAAGATATGGCAACAAAAATGCAAGTTGCACCAGCGCAGCCAATTGTCATACAATCCGGTAGCAAAACCTTCACGATTCAACGCACACCGAACGGCTATAAAGGCCAAATACAGGAGTAATCATGCCAAAAGCAACCAGCATTTGTAATTCAATCGTTGGGCTTATGTACAGAGCCACGCCATGGGCAAACGTAGCCGATAACGCTAGCGCATCGCCTCTTACGCAGGTGTATTTATCGTTTCACACAGGCAATCTAACGCCAGCGACAGGCACGCAAACCGAGAACGAAACAGCATACACAAACTATGCGCGAAAAGCCACGTCACGCAGCGCAACCGATTGGACAGCTCCAAGCGCTGGCGGGGTGAGCAATGCCACACTCCAGCAATTCCCTGCATGCGGCGTCACAGGGTCAACTCTAAGCCATTGTGCTACGGGCATTGCAGCTAGTGGCGCTGGCGCTGTGTGGCATTTTGGGGCTCTAAACTCTGCGCTTGCTGTGGCAAACGGCATTACGCCACAGTTTAACATTGGCGCGTTGACGATCCAAGAATCATGATCGACGAACGAAGCTCCGGCGAAAAGCTAGCATGGAAAATGTTTGGCGCACCGCTGTATTACTGTGGTGATTGCATGCGCAAGGTCAAAGTAGTGGGGAGTGAAATACAACGGAGTTGCGGCCACGACGGGCAAGTAATCGCGCCACGGCGCGCAATATTAGCGGGTGAAGGCGGGCTAAACCCGGTTAACAAAGTCGTACACACTTTTGATCGAGCGTACAGCGCAGTACTAGGGCGCACAAGATGATTTCATCGCTAAGTGATGTAAATGCAGCCTATGCCGATGGGCGCGTACATGTTCAGCGCGTATTTAAAAACGCAGGCACAGCGCACACAATCCAATGGGCGGATCCAACTTTTGCAAGTGGGCAGCCCGCGTATGACGCGCACGTTGGGGCGCCATTGGTTTTTACGCCAGCTATTGCGGCTAAAAACGATGCGGTGTATTTTCCTGCCATTGATGCAAGCCACGTCCGCAAGCTGCATAAAATCACAATGCAGTTCAATCAAGGCACATTTACGGGTGCGCCTTCGATTGTGCCCTTTGACTTGGTTGGCTATTACCCGCTGATAGATGGCGACTCTACCGACACGCAAACGTTTGATAACACGCTAACCCTTCCGCGTTATTCGACGGGTAAGGGTCTATCTTTGGTTATTGTTAACCACGTAGCGCCTGCTTTGCAGTTTGGCGTGGCAAACATAGAATATGTAGATTCGCTTAATGTGGTTCGCACAAAGACACTAAGAATACCGAACAACGGCGTTACGCTGGTATGCTCAGGAATTGACGCATCAAACGATACGACCGCGCTAGTGTGCTCACTTGATGGCCTTGGTCTGAAAGCGCTTAATTCAATTACTTACACCACACCACCGGGCGGATTGCATTGTGCGTATATCATAAAGGCGTTGCCAACTATCCCGCTTGGAGATAATGCATTGGTAACAGAGCGCGACTACTTCACAATGAACGCAGGAAATATGCCAACTGTGCCGGATGGATCGTGGATTGGCTGGTTTTCAACAATAGGCAACGGAACGGCTCGATCTATGAGCTGGTTTGGAGACTTCACTTTTATATGGGGCTGACATGGCTATTCAATCACAAGACCAATTAATTGCAGCGCTGAGCGCGGGGCAATCTGCGCAAGCAGTTTGGAACAAAATCACAGGTGCAGCTGCTTATACGGCTGGTCGGTGTTATGACTTTAGCTCATTGTCGGGGACGCCAGTAGCTAACACATACCCCGGCACAGCGTTGGCATTTGTTAATTGCAATGAAGCGTCAGGCAATGGCACGCAAGCATTTAGTCTTCCACACGGGGGAAACGTCTCTACGCTCGTTAAGCAAATGATGAGCCTAAGCGCGGTTACATCATCGGCCACAGGTGTGCCGGGAACATTCATGCTTGTTGACCTGCAAGGCTACTACCCCGGCATTAACATGAACGTGGCTACATCACAGGCGCTGACAGGCACGCCCACGCTGAGATATACGAACGGGGCGGGTGTCCGCCCTTATTTAGTGGTTACCGCAACAACTGGTGCAACTGCGCACAATTTAAGCTACAGCTATACGAATCAAGCGGGTACAGCTGGTAGAACGCAGCCCGTGACAGTAGCGTGCACAGCATCGGCAATTGTTCCGCATATTACTCATTCTGGGACTGCTGCAAATAACTACGGGCCGTTCTTGCCGCTAGCATCAGGCGATACAGGCGTTCGCTCGTTTCAATCTGTGCAATTGTCGGCTGCATCACTTGCAGGTACGGCGGCGCTTTGTCTGGTGCGGCAACTTGCTACCATTACTGTAGGCGTGGCAGGTTTGCAAACGGAGAAGGACTTGCTTAACCAAATACCGAGCTTTCCCGTTGTGCCGGATGGCGCGTGCCTTACTTGGTTGTATTTTGCTGGGGCGGCAACCGCCGCTTCGAGCACTTTCATTGGCACTACAGAAACGGTATGGGGATGATTTACCCCAATGGCCGCTATATAAAGCGTAGCCCCGCCCGTCTATTCGGTGCTGGGGCTGGGCTAGAGCTGCGCAATCGCGGAGGCGATAGATTTAATCCATTCTTAGGCGCTTTCCGCTCTGTATCATCTATGCCCGATGGCTATGGTATGAACACATGGCGTCCACCTATAAAAGCGGGCGGTCTAAGTGCTAAATTCACGGGGACAGGCGGCGCGAGCGGCTCGCTAACACTTGCGCTGGATGCTGTGGCTACGCTACTGGGGGAGGGCGGGCTGAGTGCGCTAGGGGCGCTGATTGTAAACTTAGGAGCTACGCTAACTGGGTCAGGCGGCGTAACCGATGCACAAATACAGGCGCTGCTAGAGCTATCGGCGCTCATTACAGGGCATGGCGGTATAAATTCAACCGCCACAGGCACAGGTGACGCACAAGTCAATATGACGGGCGTAGGTAATATATTCGTGTCTGGCACTGGAATTGGTAATGTGACCGCCGTTATTCGTGGTTATGGTGACCTCACGCCAGAGGGGATTAGGGATGCAATATGGGATGCTGTAGCTTCGGAGTATGACCAAGCTAACACCATGGGGGCTAAATTAAACGCCGCTGGTGCATCAGGCGACCCATGGGCTTCGGTGCTGGAAAGCGGACTATCCGCGGGGGATATTTTGCGCGTAGTATTGTCCGCTGTAGCTGGTAAGCGCGAAGGCATAGGTAGCGCTGTAGAGACATACTACGGGCAAGATGGGACGACGATCAGAATAGAATTCGCGCACGACGCTAACAACAACGGAACACCTTTTATTGATGGCTCTGTTTAAAAATGCTCTATTTGGCGGGGCTTTGTTTGCTGGCGCTCTGTTGCATGGCAATGCAGAGGCTGCTTTGTTGGGCGGGGGTGTGCCGCTTAAAAGGCCGTCACATGCAAACCCAGCCTATTGGCATTGGACTGGCGAGCGCTTTATTTATGCGGATACAGTTGAGGCGATACAGCAAGCCATTACCGCGTCGCCAAACGCCCCTGTTTTGTTGGTTGGTCAAGCGAAGATACGGCTACCCAAACCCCCAAAGCAGCAAGCGCTTATGCCCACGTACATGGCTAAAGCTGTGGCGATTGCAGACACAAAGCGTGATGAATTAAAAGCCAAGCAGGAGCAGGACGAAATTGCGCTGATATTGCTCACGCTTGGTATTACCGAATCCGATCAGTTGTTGGTCGTGTATTAACCGCTGAAAAAGCGAGAAAGTTTAAAAATGAGCCTAGAGCAAGAACCCCAAGAAATTGAAACTCCAGAAATTGAGGAAGCGCCGGAGTTGGATGCGAAACAAGAGGCAGAACTAAAACTACCAGAAGTGGCAGAAGAAGAACTCTCTGATCCAGCGCCAGTTAACCCAGTTCGCCAAATGCGTGAAGCACTCAAGAAAAAAGAGGCTACGATAAAAGAAGCGCACGCTGAAAATGCGCGAATGCGTCAATTACTGGAAAAGCTAGAAGGCAAAGCGCCAGACCAGTCGGCAAAGCCTACCCTAGAAGATGTTGGCTTTGATGAAGACAAATACGCTGAAAAAATCATTCAATGGAATGAGGGTCAGCGCAACGCAAACAAAGCCAAAGAAGCCCAAAAAACGGCTGAAGAAGATACGCAAAAAGAGTGGATTGCCCGTGCCACACAATACCAAGCTGAAATATCAAAGCTGGGCGATGAAGGCATTGACGCTCAGTCTATTGTTGAGACTTATACAACCCCTAGCCAGCAATCTATTATCGTTATGGGTGCGCAAAACCCTGCGCAGTTTGTTGCTGACATATCAAAGCATGACGCTCTATTAGAGCAAATGGCCGCTATTCAAAACCCCGTTAAACTAGCCGCATTTATTGCGAGAACTGAAATGACCCTAAAAAAATCAACACAAAACAAACCAGCACCAGAGCAAGGCTTCCAAAAAACCACGGTGGCCGCGCCTAAAAACCTCGACGCTTTGCGCGACGAATGCTTAAAAAGTGGCGATATGACGAAGTATTATGCGCAAAAACGCTTGTCTTCAGCAAAAAAATAGGGTAAGATATTTACATTCCTGTTTAATCAGAGTATTGGCGACCACCTAGCCCCTAATTGGTGAGTAAATTGCGGTTATCCGTTATTCATTCATTTTATTTAGGAGGCTATTATGCCCAATCAATTAGCTAAAGACCTCGAACTAATGTTCGGGGAATACGTAGAAGGCTACGACGCAGGATGCGTTGTTTCTCGTGAAGTCCGTACATCCTACCCCTCTCCGACCACAATGCAACGCTCGGGCGACGTGTTTTACAAGCCTCAGAACTACATGGCTAGCGTGGTGCAAGGCCTTGACATCAGCGCTTCCGCGTCTACTGACATTGTGCAGCGTTTTGTGCCTACCGTCTATCGCACGCCGGATAACGTCAAGTGGCAAATGGACGCTAAAGAAATGCGTGATCCAGAGCACCGTAAAGAAGTGGGTAAAGCCGCTGCATTGCGTTTGTCGGCTGAGATTGACAAAAACCTTTACGACACAGTGCGCGCACAAGGTGCAATTGTGATCAAAAAAGTAGGCGCCATGTCATGGGAAACTGGTCAAGACGCAGAAGCCACTTTGATCTCGCGCGGTGTGGCCAATGGCCGATTACGCAAGTTGTTTATGAATGCATTTGACTACAAAGATGTTGCCAAAGACTTGGGCAACCGCGCATATCTTGGTCAAGCAAGCATGGATGCATACGAGCGCAGCATTGTCCCTGACATTGCCATGTTCCGCACGTTCCGCACGGATAACCAGTCCGTATTACCTGCGGTCGGTGTGGTTACTGGCACGACTGTAAACGGCACACAATCGTTTACACCTTCGGCTATGACTGGCGATGTTCCAACGGACAATCGCCGCATGACGCTAAGCGTGGCTGGCGCTAACATTGCCAACATCAAGAACGGCGATGCATTTACAATTGCTAACGTCAATGCAGTACATCAGATTGACAAATCCGACACTGGGCAACCCATGACGGTTCGCGTCATTTCTGGCGCTGGCACGGCTAGCTTGGTTGTAACGCCCGCTCTTATCGCCACTGGGCCATACCAGAACGTTACAGCCGCTGCAATCGGTGGAGCTGCTATTACCTTCCTAAACACGGTAAGCAAAGCAGTAAACCCGTTTTTCTGCGATGGCGCTTTGATGTTGGATTATGGCAAGTTGGCATTCCCCGCTGGCGAAGGTGCGCAGGTAATGACGGCAACCACAAAGAACGGCGTGCCGCTCATTATGAGTTATCAGTTTGACCACTTGACTGGTGTCACCACATGCCGATTTACCACCATGTATGCCGTAACCATGCTTGACCCCGAAGCTGGCGGCATTATCATCGCAAACCAAACCTAATAAAAGAGGCTTCGGCCTCTTTCTCATATGCATTTACTGTACAAATACCCCGGCGAAAACCTTTTAGAAGACGGCCTAAAATACGACTGGAAAGTTTTTCATAGTATCGAGGCTGGCGAGGCAGAGGGCTGGTTTAAAACGTACAGTGAAGCAAGTGCTTATGAGAAAAACGCCGATAAACCACTAACTCGAGCCGAACTAGAGAAACTAGCAAAAGCCCACGGCGTAGAGTTTGACGGTAGAACCAGCGACAAAAAATTAGCGGAGAAGATTCAATGGGCTACTCAAAAAAGCAATTCATAGATGCCGCTTTGGAAGAAATAGGGTTAGGCCGCTATGCGTTTGACATTTCACCAGAACAAGAGGAGTCCGCATTAAGATTGCTTGATTCAATGATGGCTCTGTGGAATGCTGGTGGCATTCGGTTAAGCTATCCATTGCCAAGCTCGCCACAATACAGCGACATCACGGCTGAAACCACTGTGCCTGATGCTGCATATGAAGCCATTCGTACAAATCTAGCGCTAGCACTTGCGCCGCAATACGGACGGCAGGTAATGCCGCACACGACACGAAGCGCGGCCATTTCATTGCAGGTTCTGCGCGCTCGGTTTACTGTTATCCCTCAAATGCGATTCAAGGCCGGAACGCCTTTGGGGGCGGGAAACAAGCCATGGCGTAGACGTGCTACCCCTTTTATTCAATCGCCCACGCAAACATTAGATGCAGGGTTAGACCAAACACTGGAGTATAACTAATGGCTCAAATCAACCAACTATCAAGCCAAACCACGGTAGTGGGAAGCGACTTACTCCCCATTTATTCATCTGAAAACTGGGATGCTCGAAAAATCAGCGTGTCAGCATTGCTGGCGTTTTTTCAGAGTGCTTTTGCAGCTCCGAATGTAGCTGTGCAGTTCGCAGTGCCAGCAACAGGCTTTAACCTGAACATTGCCAGCGGATCAACATCTACATGGCTATTAATGCAGCCCGTAGCTACATTGGCAACAGGCACGGTAACGTTACCTCTAAATACTTCGGTGCTGGATGGCGCTGAGGTGTTAATCACATCTACCCAGCAAATAACCATTTTAACGTTATCAGGCAATGGAGCGACGGCGGTATATGGAGCACCCGCATCCGTTGGTGCTGATTCTGGCTTCCGTATGCGCTATTACCTTAATACCAATTCTTGGTACAAGATTGCATAATGCAAATTCCTATCATTTCGGGAATTTACCGCGACGATGGGCAACTACAGCCTGCGCGTCCAGTAAACCTTATTCCGACTCCAAAGGATAGCGGCATAAGCAATGGGTATTTGCGCCCAGCCGAGGGCATGGTGCAATATGCCACAGGCAGCGGGAATGATCGAGCCGCCATTGTGTGGAACGGCGTGCACTATAGAGTATCTGGCGACAAATTAATATCCGTATCTGATGCTGGTGTTGTAACTGTTTTAGGCAATGTAGGAGCGGGGCAGTCAGCCACACTTGATTATGGCTTTGATCGTTTAGTTGTTGTTTCTAATGGCAACGTTTTTTATTGGACTGGCTCAGTTTTCAGTCAAATTACAGATTCAGATTTAGGCTTTATTCTGGATGGATGCTGGATTGATGGGTACTTTCTATTTACCGATGGCGAAAGCCTTATCACTACAGAATTGAATGACCCGTTAGCCGTCAACCCATTAAAGTATGGAAGCTCTGAGGCTGATCCTGATAGCGTTGTGGCTGTGTTCCGCATAAGAACGGAGCTTTATGCCGTCAATAGATATTCAATCGAAGTATTTGACAACGTAGGCGGAGAACTATTCCCATTCCAAAGAATCGACGGCGCGACGGGAAACAAAGGCGCTATCAGCACGCAAGCGGTTTGTGTTTTTACCGATAATCTGGTTTTTGTCGGAGGCGCAAGGAACGAATCGCTAGGGGTGTACATTGCCCAAAATTCACAGACAATGAAAGTGTCTACCCCTGACATTGATGCACTGTTAAACGCCGTACCAGTCAGTCAGTGGGGCGCTATTCAAGTGGAGACCCGCCTAGACCAGTCGCATCAATGGATTTATATTCACTTGCCAGATAGAACTGTGGTGTTTGACAAATCGGGTTCTGAGGCTTTAGAGCAGCCAGTTTGGTTTACATTGTGCACGGGTATTGTTGGATTTAGCCAATATCAGGCGCGTAACTTTGTATGGGTAGGCAACAATTGGGCATGTGGCAATCCTGTCTCAAATCAAATAGGAAAGCTATCGAGCGCTATATCGCATCATTGGGGAAGCCCCGTCCGTTGGGAGTTTTCTACATCCATCATTTACAACAAAAACAGCGGTGCAATTTTTCAGCGCCTTGAATTGTCTGTCTTGGCTGGGCAGGTTGAAATTAATGTTGACCCGAGAATATCTACATCCTACAGTGTTGATGGTCAAACATGGAGCATGCCAAAATCTATACCAGCTGGAA